TGGCTTCAGACTTCTCATCTTCAACAAACGTTGATGGCGGTTCTGCTACAGCTGGTGGTTCAAACCCACAACAAGTTAACTTAGCTAACTATGTTGCATTGGTTTGCCATCCTTCAGCTGCGGGTACTGTTAAGCTCATGGACTTAGCAACTGAAATGGAATATGACATAAGACGTCAAGGTACATTGATGGTAGCTAAATATGCTATGGGTCACGGAGTGCTCCGTCCTGAAGCGTCTGTAGGTATTAAAGAAGCTTAATCGTTTCTTATACTTAACCTTGAGGGGATGGCTTATGCTGTCCCCTCTTTACTGAGGAAATTATGGCAACACAAATAACACCAACTACCGAGTTACAAGCTATCAACACTATGCTCTCTGCTATTGGAGAAGCACCTGTTAACTCAATTAGCGGCGTAACAAACGTAGATGTATCTGTCGCTATAAATATCTTAGATGAAACTAGCCTTTCAATACAAAGTGAAGGCTGGAACTTTAACACAGAATACAATGTAACTTACTCAATAGATGATGATAGTAAGATTCCATTACCTTCCAACTGCGTCCAAGCTGACGCTCATGCAACACACAGATATCAAAACGTAGTAATACGTGATGGTAAGCTGTATGACCTAGATAATCACACTGACGTTTTTACAATCGTCCCACCATTAGATGTTGTATTAGTACAACAATTTGAACAACTACCTGAATACGCTAGACGCTATATTACAGTAAAAGCCGCTAGACGTTTTGCAGCTAGATTTATTGGTGACGCTGGTTTATCTGAACTAATGAGCATAGATGAACAGGAAGCTTATAATAACTTTAAGCAGTCTGATTCTAGAAGTGAAGATGTAAACATACTAGAAGGTGATGCTAATACATATTCTATAATTAACAGACCACCTAGAAGGACTTATTAATGGCAGTAGTTTCACAGTCAATACCTAACTTCCTGAATGGCGTAAGCCAACAAACACCTACCCAACGTGGTATTAATCAAGGTGAAGAACAGATTAATTGTCAGAACAATATAATCAAAGGCTTAGGTAAACGCCCACCATCAGAATATATAGCTACACTAGATAGTACAAATGTGTTCCCTAACACTACAAAGATATGGAACATACAAAGAGACGAGAACAATAAATACATTGTTGCATTTTACAATGGTGGTGTAAGAGTCTTTGACTTACAAGGCAATGAGAAGACCGTAAGCTACCCTGATGGCACGTCTTATCTTACAACTACCAATCCTAAGAATGACCTTAAGATGGTTAACATTGCAGATTTTACTTTTGTATCTAACAAATCTATAACCCCAGCACAAAGTGGGACAACTACAGCAGCTAAAGAAGAATACTTTTATGTAGTGTTTAAGGTAACTAACTTTGGTAGAGAGTATGCAATACACCTTACTCACCCTGATTTACCTTACGGTATCAATGCAATCATACAAATGCCTGACGGTAGTGATGCTAACCATGACACACAGTTTAGAGATACAGCAAAGCTAATAGATATTTTTAGATATGGTACAAGCAGCACTTATTGGGACTCTGCTTCTAGTATAGAATTTAAGTTAACTAGAGCAGATACTGATGCAACACTAACTACAACACAAGGCTTAAGCAGTTATTCAGCAGTCACAGCTGAGTTTACATTTACAGAACACCAGTCTGCACTACGTGGTTATGTAGTAGACCAAAACACTGACTACACAGTAGAGACACACGATGGTGCTGGTAACAGTGAGCTGTATGCTGTTAAAGATGAGATACAAGATTTTACCAAACTACCTTACTATGCAAAGTTAAATGATAAGATTAAAGTAACAGGTGACGCTGGTGATACTACATCAGATTATTATGTTAACTACGTAGGAAATGGTGTATGGGAAGAATGTATAGCACCTAACACAAGTATAGGTCTTAATGATGCTACTATGCCACACGCTCTTATTAACAACAATGATGGGACATTTACGTTTTCTAAACAAAGCTATACAGAAAGAGACGCTGGGGATGAAACAACAAACCCTGACCCTACATTTGTAGGACAGAAAATACAGAACCTTACATTCTATAAAAATAGACTAGGTATATTAGCTGGAGAGAACTTAGTATTATCAGGTAATGCTGATTACTTTAATTTCTTTGCAACTACAGTAACACAAGTATTAGATACAGATGTTATAGATGTTGCAGCCTCAGGCACAACTGTAAACGTTTTAAGAAATTCAATATCATTCAACGAGACCTTACTGTTATTCTCCGACACATCACAGTATAAACTCGCTTCAGCAGCTGAGACAATTACCCCGACCTCAGCTGTGTTGAATGAAGTATCAACATTCTCACATAATGCTGATGTAACACCTGTATCTTCAGGTAGATATGCTTACTTCTCACAAGTACGTAATGCAAACACAGCAGTAAGAGAATATTATTCAGACAATGATACATTAACTAATGACGGTTTAGATGTTACTGTTGCGGTACAAACTTTGATACCTGACAACGCTTATTCAATATTAAGTAACACAACAGAAGATTCTTTGATAGTGCTGTGTTCAGATACAGCTGACACTCAGACAGCACCATACACTACAGGAACAGCTGTATCACCTACCAATGCCAACACCATGTATATGTACAAATACTTCTTTGATAGAGGTGAGAAAGTACAAACAGCGTGGTCTAAATGGCAACTAGACAATGTTAAAATAATAGGTGGAATGATAGACCGTAGTTTTGTATACCTATTTGTAGCTGAAGGAACAGACACAAAGTTACTGCGTATTGACTTACAAGACTTAGCAGATTCAACCATAGGTCATAATGTATATGTAGACCTTAAAACAACAGCAACTGGTACTTATGATTCAGTTACTGACCTTACTACATTTACTAGCCCATATGGAGCTAAGACAGGATTAATAGCTGTAAACGCTTCTACAGGAGCTAACTACACAGCCACGAATACCACAGGTTCAACATATACAATACAAGGAGACCACACTAGTTTAATTATAGGCGTACCTTATGAATCTAAATATACACTGTCACCACAGTACGTAAGAGAAGCTTCAGGACAAGGGGCTATAGCTGTTACTTCAGGTAGATATCAGATACGTACTATATCATTTGACTATGAAGACAGTGGATTTTTCCAAGTAGAAGTAACACCTGAGAATAGAGATACATATACCACATTTATGAATGGTTATATTATTGGTTTATCAGGAGCAGTGGATAACCCAGCGATTTCGTCAGGTACTATTATTGTTCCTGTACAAAGTAGAAATACATTATTTACATTAGATATAAAGAGTAGCTCACACTTACCTATGTTTATTCCTAGTGCTGAAGTGGAAGGTTACTACCACAGACGTTCTAGGAGAATATAAATGGCATACGTAAGACCAGCAATCAGTGTAGACATTGCTTATCTTGCACCTAAAATGAGGCAAGCAGATAAGGATGAAATTTGGGCGTCAGATAGACTGACAACTGGAGAAGCACTTATGCAACCCTTTCAAGAAAAAGGACATAGAACATGGAGTGTCATAGGAACAGAAGAAGAATATGTTGTAGGCATGTTTGGTAGCGTGCCTTCGTTAGATAAAGATTATGGGGTTGCATGGTTATTAGCCAGTGATGAGTTATTTAATTACAAGAAAGAATTTATAAAACAATCACCTGAATGGGTGGCACAAATGGGAAAAGGTTATAAATATTTATATAACTATGTAGACGTTAGAAATGACAAGTCTATTAAGTGGCTTAAACATTTAGGATTTAAAATAATAAGACGAGAGGAACAATTTGGCAAAGGTAAAATGCCATTCTATTTAATGATGAAGGAGATAAAATAATATGTGTGGTTATGCAGAAGCTCAGTTAGCTTTAGCGATTGTAGGAGCTGTTGGACAACACCAACAAGCGTCAGCAGCAGCAAAAGCACAAGAACAGTCTAATAAGATTACACAAGAAAATTCTAATATTTCTTATTTAAATGATTTGCAATCCATAGAAGGAGAAAGAGTAGACGCAGCTAGAGAATTTAAACGTAAACTAATAACAAAGAAACATAAATTTAGAAAAAACATGGCACAAGCATTAAACATGAATTTAGGTAATCCAGAAAAAATTGTACAAGAACTAGCTGGACAAGCTGACACAGATTATATAGAACTTGCCAACGCTTTTAATTCTGATATACGTAAAGCTAATTATCAAGAGAAACAAGCTTATGGAACATATATGCAAACATTAAGTAAATATACAAAACCAGTACAACAACCATCTGTATTCGCTACTGGATTAAGTATTGCGGGAGCGGGACTTTCTTATGGAAGAGACCCTAATTCTTTGATTAATATAAAGCC